TAATGCTTTATGTAAATAAGATAGAATTCTTTTTCTACCTGGGTCCATTACTCCAGATGTACAATATGCAATTGCATCTGGATATATTTTTAAACCTTGTTCTGCGCCATTCATTGTCTTATCTTGAAATAAGAAAAACTCATCTACTTTCTCAATAAGTTTTGCGCCTGTCTTAGGGTCTTGCTTTTCCTCAATCTCTTTAACTTTTCTTAGTTTAGTTGGGTCAATATACCTAAGTTCTTTTATTCCTTTTTTAGGACTACCTTTATCAATAATAATATGATACGGTAATCTACCATCAATATACCATTTTCGATATATATCATGAGCATAAGCATTAAAGTTCAATAACTTCAATACTTCATCAAATTCATTCTTGATAGTTTCTTTCATCTTGTCAGATATATCAAGTTCATCCATTATAATATCTACTGGAGCTTCATCATTGTCTCCTACTATTGATTCATTTATTATATCCTCAATAGCAGCATCACATTCTGGCTGAGCCGCAATATCTCTATATTTTAAAATTAAATCGACTTCATTTTTGACCTTATCGCCGTCCATGTCGATATACGCACCAAAGTGACCTCCGGCCTGTATAACACCCGAACCATCTTCATCAGTCTTAGGTACAAAAGAAGGCAACTCTTTTTGAGTTGTTTTCTTTTTAATTTCAAATCCAAATAATTCTGCCATTTTTCCTCACTAAAATAGAGGGGACATTTCATCCCCTCTAATAATATTTATAAACCTACGAAGTAGTGTCTGATTCCCAATATTGTACCTGGAATTCAACAGTGAACTCTTCTATAGTATTTTCTGAATCATAACTTACTTCTATCTCAGAAATATTACTTGGAAATATACCTCTAAAGTTATATGTCTTTGTAACTTCTCCAGCTTTATTCAATTGCTCAACAATTGCATCAGCTTGATAGTCAGTAGGATTAGATAATCCTGTATTTAAGTTATTATTGTTAATACCATTACTCCAACGTTCCATAGCATTCCTAACCTCGAAACCAACATCGTTAATGATAGTTACGTTCCAAGGGTCAAATGTTCTGTCACCAGCAATTTGCAATGTTCTACCTCTGAATAATACAGGGATAGGTGCAATTATTGATGCAGGCATTTGAGCTGTTTTACACATAAATGATGTAAGTTCTACATCACCTTGTGCATAACTAGGAAAGTTCAAAGTTACTTTGAATAAGTTAGCTCTTGCTCCACCGCCTACTAGTTTTGATTTAAAATCGTCTACGCCTAATATTGCCATGTCTTATCCTCCTAAGAACCTGAAATCTCGGAGAATTCTACTCCGGACCTAGTTGCTACAAAATTAAGTGATATAAAGTTAATACTTCTTGCTGGCTTGATAAAGATATCAGCTACAAACTTATTAGTGTCTATCACTTGACTAGTGTTGTTAGTAGTATCACAGACTACTGAAAAGTCTGTAAGTCCACGTCTACCTTTGACGTCTCTCAAGAATGGTTCAACTAAATTTCTGAACTGAGCTCTTGTAAATTCGTCGTTAAATTCGAATAGTTGGGCTTTAGCAGCTGTGCTAATTGCCTTCTCTAATGCTATGAACAGTCTTCTTACATTAATTCTATCGAATGCTGAAGGTCTACTTAATAAAGTTTTGTCACCAAATAATAATGTACCTTGTCCAGGTAATGATACTATTGGATTAACTCTTGCTTTATATAATGTATCTCTATCTGCTTTCTTAGGATTGAAAGCTAATTTAGTTACGCCTAATAGTTGACCTCTGTTAACACCTGCTGGAGAGAACCATGCATCTGCTACTGAATCAGTATTAGCGCAAAGTCCTGCCATATGACCAGAAGCTGCTATATATCTGTATACGTCATTATATTTGTCATATACATAAAGAGCTGTTGAATCACATGCTGCGTATGATGTTGAAGTTAATCCATCAGCAAAAGCCTTTACATTGGCTGCTGGTGTTGATGAACCAACTGTGTCTTCTATTGGTGGCGAAATAAATGCCATACAATCTTTTCTTGCATTCGCTATAGATATTAAATCTTCTGCAATTACTTCAGCGCCGTCGGCGTCTGCTGCTGCAAAAAGTAAATTAACATCTACAGTTTCTGAATCTTCGAGTAAATCGAAGCCTGCTGCTATTTCTCCTGTTGTAGGAGCGTTATCATCGGTTCCACCTGAAAGTGAAGCCTCCATAGCTGAAGTATGAGTCTTAAATGTGTTAGCGCCTTCTGAATCAGTGTTAGCTGCTTTAGCGGCTGCTAGGGTAAATCCGGCCTCATCTAAATTTGTATCATGGTCAATCCAACGAATATACTCAGATTGATTAGTGATAACATCTTTATAGTAGTTTGAAGTACCATCATCTTTTTTAGCATCAGATGCTTGTGATAAGAATCCGAATGTTTCTAATACTGTACCAGCTGTTCCGGAGATAGCTCCGTCTTCATCGATAACAGCAATATGCAATTCGTCGTTAGTAACGCCGACTGCAGCAGCTGCTGTAGATGTTCCTGGTGCAGCATCAAAATTACCAGCATATGTCCAACTTGAAAAGTCAGAAATACCCTGTGATATCATTGATACTTTTAAACTATTACCCAGTACTCCTGGATGTTTAGCTGCCCAATTACCCAAATTAAGACTACCATCAGCATAATTATTCACGTAATCTTCATCATTTTTTATCAGCTGTCCAGTTCCTTGTGCAGTCGCGTTAAGGTGACCACTAGAAACACGAACCACTTTAAGTGCATTACCATACTTTAAGAAAGATGCTGCTACTAAAAAGTGTTTAGCTGTGGAATCGTCTGGCGAACCAAATACTTCAGCAAGTTCGTTTTCAGAACCTACAGTTACTATTTGCTCCGTCGGACCCCAGTTGAATGAGCCTGCGAATCCACCAATACTGGTAGAAACAGCTGGAACTGCATTCGTTGCGTCAATTTCTTTTACCTCGACGCCTGGTGATACTTGAAATGCCATCGCTTTGTCCTCGTTTTTGAGTTAGTTAATATGTATACATAATACGAATATTCAATACATACTTATTTATAATCTTTTGTTCTCTATCGAATTAATTCGACTTCTTGTGAATTAAATTCTATAATGGGATTCATATCATTTGATACATTATGTACTTCATGAACATGTTTTACACCATCTTTAATCCATTTAACATAATCTCCATCATATTCCATTGATTCAACTTTTATTTTACTTTCAAACATGGATTTATATGTGTTTGGTTTTAGCCAATAATCTCTATTTCTAAATTTTAATAAAACATTCCTAGGTAAATTTTCTCCAGTAGCATCTCTATATCCTGCTGTACCTGGAGTTGAATTAACCTCAATAAATATTGGTGGTTCTTTTTTTCTATCCTGTGATGGGAATATATCTACACCAACCCATAATCCATCAACTGTTCTAGCAGCTTTTTCTACGTGCTCTATTTCTAAATCAGTTAATTCAATAGGTTTAGGTTTTGAGCCAAGTGATACATTACTTCTAAAATCTTTTTCTACCATTGGTCTCATAATAGCACCATGAAATTTACCACCAATAACATGAGCTCTTATATCATATTTAACACCATCAATCATATCTTGTAGTAATACACCCATATTAGGGTCTAGCTTATATAATAATTGTACTGTAGAATGTAATGAACTTTCTGAATCTACTTTAATAACACCGACACCCAATGAACCTGTAAGTGTTTTAAGTATTACTGGATATTTACTGCCTAATCTATCCATAGCATCTAAAGCTTTTTCAGGGTGATGTATAAGAACAGTCTTAGGTTGAGTAAGTTCTGCTTCAGCTAAATATAAACTAGTTCTATATTTGTCAGATGTAATCTCCATACATCCTCTTGTATTAACACAACATACTCCAGCTCTTTCTAACTGAGTAAGTAAGTTTGACCAACCTTTTCTTTTGGTCATAGGTGCTCTTACAAATATAATAGTATCTTCATCTACTAAGAATTTTCTTTCTTTTTCAGCTAATCCATCATAAATATACCTATTACCATCTTTATCTAAATCTGAATATATACCACCAACTTCTATTTTAAATGCTTTAAGACCTAACTTTTCTCCTTCTTTTATAAAAAGGTCAGCAGTCTTTTCTCCTGATTCTTTCTCTTCAGGGTCATCGTACCAGATATACACAAACCTATAATCTCTCTCATTAGATTTTTCTTCTAATATAGGCTTACCTGTATATTCGCTAAAATTTTGCATTTGTTCCATTCCACTCTTGCTCAAACCAGATGTTTCCATCTTCGTCTTTAGTATATTTATCCTTTTCGTAGTTCCCACTCTCAACGTATCCAAATGGTAACATATCGTCTTGAATAGCTTTTAATCTTTCCTTATATAACATATCTTTCATATCAATATTAGTTAATGATTGGAATACATCAGTTGTTGTAAACCAAGCAAATAAAACTAAGTTCATCATTATATCATCATGATTAGGAGCTATTGCCATATAAGTAT